GCGATCTTGACGGCGTGGACATTGCGACCGTGATGTTCAACCGACCACGACCTTGGGCGGTCGGCGTACTTCTTGGGCTTCTTGACGATGATTTCTTTAGGCGGTTTCTTCATTTGGCGACACCAGCAGTTCGACGCGTGGCTGTTGTGGATCGCAATGAAGTTCCAGCGGCAGATGAGTAAGGCCGCAATCGTCAATCAGAACGCCAGCATCCACAAGTCCATCGAATGCGGCTTTCAACATGGCAAGACAGTTGTCGCGATCCATGCGACGGCGAGTTCTTGCATACCAAATCACTTTACAGTTCGCGGTGTTCCACTTTCGTTTCTGAATGCCCATAGCCTCTTTCGCGAGTGAGCAGACAGATTGGCGTAAGTACTTAGTCGCTTTGGCCTTGACTGCCCAGTGGCATCGGGCGTTGGGCGACAGCACGCGTGGCGGCACCGGAAAGGTGATTCGCACAGCCAGTTCCGTGTTGTCGTTACTCCGCTTGCGTTTCGGCACGCGGGCAGGTTGCCCCGATCTGTCACGCGAATCAAGCGTCCGCGTGGCTAATCACGAGGGAATCTATGTGATTCCATGCGTTCGGTGGCGGAAACCAGCAGGGCGGATCGTCGTGACTGGCCCATTCGTCTCGCTTCGCCTCCTCTGCGGGCAACCACCCGAGAATCTCGTATCGTTCGATGCGCTCGGCATTTCCGATAACGGCGATGATTGGCCGATTGTCGCGGGGCTTGACCTTGGGCTTACCGGCGGGGCTGAAACGGATTTCGCAGTTCAGCCGGGGCAGGTCGGTCGTGTTGAATGTGTCGACGCTGAAGTCCCAATAGACATTCAGGTACTTGGCGACTGCGCATTCTGCACACGCTGCGGCGATGTGGTTATACCAGAGTTGCCCGGGATACCGTTCCGGAAATGCTGGCCTGCCCTGCCGGAGAGTTGCGTTGAGTTGCCTTCGGAATCCAACGAGGGCTGCGGAAGTGACCTCGTGATTCTTTAGCGTAACGATAACTGACATGTCGCCTCCTTGCGATTTGGCGTTGAAGTGGAATCATTGATGACAGAACCAAGGCGGTATGCGAGTGGGATTGCGCTCCCACTTCGCGATGCGTGACTTCTCGGCTAAGTAATAGTTTCGATAGGCGTTGACGGGATTGTCTGCGATTCGCAATGGCTGCGGCATTGCCTGCGGTGGCGGTGTGAGGTCGATCGCTTGAATGCCGGACGGAATGCGGGCAAGTGGACCCAACAGAACACGACATCCGTGCGTCCGTTGGTATCGATCCTCATACTCTTCGACGAGCGTTCGAAAGTGTGCGTACAGCCATCGGTAATTCATCTTTGACTCGCGGCACCATTTGCTACACGGGTGATTGATGTACGCGGCTTTGTACAGTTTCACCTGATCCGCGTATTCGTCGCCGTCGATGACGCGATGGGCCGTACTGAGCATCTGAGCCGATTCCAGCGGCATCTTCACGATGTGCTTGTCGCACAGCCATCGGGCTGACTGCATGGGGCATTCGTCTAGAACGAAGATGTTCATGACTGGTACTACAACACCCGAATCGTTCCCTGTACACTGGCCGCAAAGTCGCGTGCTTCCTGCTCGTTCTTGAATCGCGTTTCCGCGTGTGTGGGAGATGCTCGCGAATCTAGCGGTGGTCTCATGTATGCGACCGCATAGATCTTTGTTGGTGATTTGACGGTTGCCTGACCCTCCGAATCCAATTTCGCCACATAATCTTCCCATCGACCCTGAGCGAACCATGTTCGCGGGTGCGGTATAAATCGCACCTCAGTGCCTTGAGTCGCCTTGGAGTACTCCCTTACGGCATCTAGCAGTATCACCCCGGCCCGCATTCGATCGCAGTCCACGATCGCTGCTACGCGGTCCATCGCCCTTTGAATTTCTCGGATGGCGGCCCCCCTTGCCACTCGCCTTGGGTACGCGTTGTAGATCGCGAGTGCTTCGGGATCGTTGTCTCCGGAAAGCCTGCGCGCAGGCCTCCCCTTCCCTCCACGGGCCGGAACATCTTGCCTTGACTTATCGGAATCGTACACAGCCGCGTCAGCGGGTGTTTGTTTATTATTCTGATTCTGATTCTGATTCTGATTATGATGCTCTAAGCATTGCTCGTCGGATGCTTGAAGCATGCTTGAAGCATTGCCCGAAGCATTCCATCTGGCATTTGCGGCCCTAACTGCCCGCTCGGTCATGCGTTGCGAAGTGTCGATAAACGGGGATCGGTCCCGCTCCATTCGAGGGTTTCGCCGCTTTCCATCCTCGCTAATTGGGAACTTGTCCTCCAGTACGGGCCATGCGCGGCTTGCGCCCGGTGCCATTCGGTCGACTCGTTCGATATCAACCGGCAGGCCGTCATTGACCCACGCGTACCACAAGAGCGTGACATAGATGCCGCGCTCCTCCATCGTCCATGATGCTGTGGAATTGAGAAAGTCTGAGCCGTAGAACTTCAGGTAGGCCCACGGTTTGAGTGTTGCCGTAGTATGCATTGAAGATTCTCAATAAAGGGGGGTAAGGCATTGACCCTGCCTTGCCCCCCATTCATATACCCGACTTTCGACAGTTACCGATTGTCAACTCGGTCACTTTGATCTGTAATCAACTCGCGTACTTGTTCGATCCATTCAAGCCTGTCTTTCTCGCTTCGCCACCAAGTGCGTTCACGATCCTCATAACTTTTGGCGGATGAGGAATTCAGGCCCATGAATGCGACTGTGGTACACGGCGTTTGAGCCGTCAATGACCGAATCGCGGTGAACATCATTTGCTTTCTGGCGATGCTTTCCGCGTCCTTGCTGCTTACGGATCCGTCGGCAAAGCCGCGCTGACGAAGCGCGCGATGAACTGCGAGAATGACTGCTGATGTTGAATACATGTGTTTACCTCACGAACTACGAAGATAGGGTTGCTTTGGAACAAGACGGGCGAACGGCAGCGTATCCCCCTGTTCAAGTTTCTCACGAATGGCTTCCTTGTCCGGTTCGTGCGTCACGACTTCGATCTGAAATGCTTCGGGCACATCGTCTAGAATCTCCATGCTTGGCTTGCCGCCCGGCATCGCGACAGTCAACTTGAAATGCGTGGTTTCTAGTTTCTTGATACCCCGAGACTGCATGGTCCGAAGTATCTGACTCTTGACCCAATCGGCTGCGGCTGCATCTTGCCGTGCCCGATCTGCCAGCCTTTTCGCCTCTTCTTTGCGACCGATGGCTCGCTTCTCCAGTTCTGTGACATAGATCATCGCGTCGTTGATTGCATCGGGCAAATTCGCTGCGGCAATGGTCAGTTCATCGAACTGCTGTTCCATGCCAGTTATGTCACCTCCGTTCTGTTCAGCGATCTGCAGAATCATATCCAGCCGATTGCTTGCTTCGTTCGCTTCGTAGATTCGTGCTATTGCATTCATGTGTGTCTTGTCCTATGGTTCGCGTGCGTTGAAGTTGCGATTGGGAGTGGGCACTCGTGGCCCACTCCCTTTCGTTTCCTCAGATCGGAAATGCCTGCCGGACTCCGTACACGGTCATGCCGTGTGGCGGTGACATGACGGCGTGCAGTTCAACCTGCCGATTCAGTCGGTGTGCCCGGCTGATCTCATTGCAGAGCGTGTCGCTGAACACGCTGGCCCATTCCTCCCGTTCGCCATCGCTGAACAGAATGGGAAACCGCATCGTGCCGTTGCTGCTCTCTCGGCCATTGGCGATCTTGACCACAGCCCATTTCTTCGTGCCCCACCTCGCCTCTCGGGGCGGCTTCGTGACCACATAGTCGATCACGGGTTCGGTTTCGGTGGCCGATGCTGGCTCGGCGGGTGCTGGCGGGGCCTCCATTGGGGCCGAGTTCAGGCTGGCCCGAGTTCGGGTCACCCTCCGCCGCCCGTTGGGCAAGTCGGTCGCTGCGGGCTCTAGAACGGCTTCTGGAGCGTTGGCGGGGTTTCCGGCGGGTTGGGGCGGGGCTGGCAGAGAAACGGGCTGGAACGGCTTCTCCTGCCCCGTAGAGTGCCCAGAATCGGCCGACATGGCCTGAGCCATTTCATCCTCCGTGTACAGGCCGCTGGTTTCGGCTGGAAACGCTGACCGCAGGGCGAGTGCCTCCGCGACCTTGCCG